CGCCGGTTGTGGATTCTGCCATATCTGCATCTGCGTCCATATTGGTATTTCGGAACCCGCACAATACCGCTGCGTCAAATTGCAACACAATTTTGTAACCTGGTTTGTAACTCATAATATTTTCCTTTCTTTAAATAATTAATTATTGAATGTAATTAGATACTTGTATTTTTCTTGTAATTATATGATTAGATTCAGTAGTCTGCTCATCTCTATCAAAATTCATTGGCATCAAATCTGCCAAATCAAAACCATTTAATGTGAAGGCATCTTTATCGTCTATCAATTCAATGACTTGCTCACATATATCATTAACGACCATGTCATCACTTTCTAGTATATCCTGCATGGAAACGACCTGTAATGCAACTAAGGCATTAAATAACGATTTTCCTTCCGTTTTAATGTTCTCCATGCTTTCGATATAAATATAAACCCATTCTGTTTCACGTTGCGGGATTGCTGTTCCGGCATAAATCGTATTCCCATCATAAACAATAGAATCCTTCAACACATCTACATACGCTTTCAATATTGCATTTGTCGGGTCTTTCATAATGCCTGTTCTATTAACCTGTAAAGTTTCCTTTTCGCTGCCATGAATGCCGGCATCATAAACGGTTGCGCCTTCGTACCGGGGTGCTTTACTGATTTTCCATAAATAGCATAGTCACCACTGATATTTGTCCATCCACTTGGAGCCTTCCTTGCAGGACCAGCCAACACCTTTTTGTTTTTCACTGTAATTGTGTGAGGTTTCGTTCCATTCTCCACATCATTACTGTAATTCGCCTGACTAATCACGTCCCCGGTAAATCCTTTTCCGATTATAAGCATTCTTATCATTCTCGCCATATTACCAGTTTTCTTAGCTGCTCTATTAACTGCCAGAAAATGCATCCTCATTGTGGCCGTGCTTACTGCCTTCTTAAAATCATTGTGATTTTTTTTAGCAAACTTAGCCAAGTCCCTATCAAATTCCCGTGTATCTAATGTCAGTTGAATCATTTCCTTGCAATATCTAAATTAACAACATCATGAATCTTAATACTATTGATCTGAAACACTTTCCCTGCATAAACAATCCTACAATCACCATCAACGTTTACAGCACGTTTCCGCATTTCAACCTCATAGCTTTCAATGAATCCCATTCTTGAAAAATCCACCCCTTTTGCTCCCGACATTGGCAGGACACTTGCCCAGCTCGTATAAAGGTTTGCCCAGGTGTTTTTCCATCCCTTTAACTCGGTTTCAACCTTTGTTCTTTGCTGAATAGTTATCGTCTTATCGTATTTCGTGGCTCTCATTACACAAATTCCCTTTTAAAAAGCATTACGACCTTGTCAATTAATCCCAGAACATTGCCTTCCATAAAGTCATCCCTGTTTTGATACCATTGAAAAACCTGCGTTTTCATTGCATCCATCAAAGCTACCGGCAATATTTCTGTATCCGCGTGTCCATATCCTACCGTAACTGTTGCTTTTAATTTACTGTTCTTTATCATTCCCGGGACAATCAACTCAATTTCATACATTCCTGACTTATAATATCCAGTATTGAGAACCAATGGATCGCTTTCCGTTCCAGTGTAATCAATAGTAATAACCTTATCAACCGAAATAATAGGACTGACAGGAATAACAAAAGGATAGTCATCAGGGTCAAACAGAATTTCAATCACCTTTTCAGCAAAAACAAGTTCAGTTCGCTTTTCCAGAATGGTACGTACTGAACTAATCATTGCATTTATAAGACTTTCCTCTGCTGTCAGAGCTTCTGCGTCAGCTTCACCTTCCTCGTACTTTAAGAAGTGTTTCATAACAGCTAAAGTCAGAGGCTCGGTAGTGAGGTCTGTTTTGATCCTGGTCTGCATAACTATTTCTTAAAGTTAGCTTTCGTGATAACTCCTGCTCCTTTTTCTTCTTTGGTTTTAGCCTTTACCTTTTCCTCTTTTTCTTTGGCTTTCCCTGTCTTCAATAACCCGGCTTTTTTCAAGCCATCCACTTCATCATGCATAACAGAAATAGTCTTTCCGGTTTTTAATACAACTTCAACATGCTTCATATCAGTATTTTTTTTATGACTGTAAATATGCAAGCCGTATTACACGGCCTGCATTATTACAATCTAGTTACTATCGTTCGTAGAATTTCCACAAAATGGCATTAATAGCAAATCTATCCGCAATCGTACAATCATCATCAGTTCCTATAACAATCCTGAAATACCTATAAAAGTTATCGGCTGTACCACTTAATTGAGTGGCTACCCCAGAAGTATCACTTAATGAAATTACCTGCTCATTAAGTTCAAACCCTTTGGCTCCTGCTGCAGTTCCACTATTAATTGAATCAATTTTTACGTATGTCCCATTTTTAAAAATTTTTCCTTCGAGGATCATACCGAATTGCTCAGTCGTAGATACTTTGGTAGCTTCAACTCTTGCATTAACACTGAGAGGACAATTCTTATTAGTCAGCACTTCAAAATACAATGTGTCAAGGTCAGTTCCAACCGTATCTTTATCCGCCCCGGTATATTCGTAAAATGTTACACCTTGTCTCAGAGTCTTTGAATCGACCGTGTCCCCAGTTTCATGCTGTGCGAATATTGCCGCACTCATCAGGATTAATCCCAAAAATATAATTAACTTTTTCATTTTTTTATTCCTTTCTATATTTAAAATTAATAATTTACAAAGGGGGTTATTTTAACCCCCAGGGTTTATCCAACAATTTCTTCAATCGCTGCTTTTCCGGCTGCAAATGTACCTTTTACAAAGGCATATTTCTGAGAGGCAGTAATTTTCACCCCTGCCAACCTCATGCTTGCCATAACAAGTACCAGATCACTCAGAACATCGTCCTCATTCTCATAATGGAACGAAATTCTCATATTCCGCTTCATATAAGCCTTTGCCATGCTAAAGTCACCAACAAGAAATTCATCGGCATCCAGGTCAAGATTTGGAATTAAGCGAACTCCACCAATTGATAAACCATTTGCACCCATGAATGGAGGTATGATATAAGTTCCATCAGCCTTTTTAACTGATTGTATATTGGTAATCGTGCCAGGATTAACCATTGCCAGGCTAGGATTAAATCCCTTCTTATTGGTATCGGATGTATCACCATTATTCACCTGGAGAATAGCAGCCATAAGAACATCAGTATCATTAGCCTGTGGAACCATGTCATAATTGTCAGGCTTCGCAAATGTTTGAGCGTAATCCTCATGCGAAATCCCTTTCAGTTGTGGAGCATCACCTGTACCATCCCATAATTGAGTTTCCCTCATGCGTGGAATTCCATGACTTATCAAATCATTGATTTCGGACTTAATATCATCCCAATCTTCTAATACATTCGCCCCAACTTTCGTAAAGTCCATAATCGTCATAATATCCATGCTTCGTTTTGTCCAGGTCTTAAATGAACCCGTGGTGTCACTTAGTCCTGTTCCTTCCGTGGTCATTTCTGCATTGTCGCCCCTTGTCGTTTCTTCCCACCAGGAAATTGAATCACGCCCTTTTCCTATGGTTCCCTTGTTGATTGCATTCCATATCGGGGTTAATCGCCATGGTGCGCTATCAACGCCGGGTTCTGTTTGGGTTTCAATATCTCCAACATTTACGTCGCCCGTAAGAATTGGGGACGCCTTTATTTCAGTGTTTGCAATCAGCCCTTTCCCTATGCCTTTGTTCCTGTTTTTCAACTTGCCATCTTCGCCAAACATCCCTTTAAGGGCTGTGGTCATTTGTTCATCAAAGCTTTTAACTTTGGTATCTTCGATCTCTGCAATTCCCTTGATTTTTGTAGAAATGTCATCAAGTTGTTCTTGCTGCTTTCCGAACGAATCGGGTAGTATTAGAACACCTTTGTCATCCACAAAATTATCGAGCTTTTCGCACACATCACCGAACTTTTTTTCCAAGTCCTCGGCACTGACTTTGTTTTTTATGGACTCTTTCAGTGTTTCAATGTTTCCATTAATACTATCCGTCAAAGCCTTTAATTCCTTTTCATTCATGTCTTTAAAATTTTAATTGTTTCATAAATAATTCCATACGTTCATTATCTGTTAGTAAAGTGGTTTCCGGCTCAGTTTCCTGAGTGGCTCCCGGCTTCAATAAGTTTTTTAATTTATCATATAAGCTTTCTATTTGCCTGCTTTTCTCATCACTGTAATTCCCGTCTTTTATCATTAACTCCAGGTCGTCCATGCTTTTGATATTGACTAAAGGGGTTTTTTCATTCGATCCCCAAGTGTATAGAGTTGAATATTCCCAAAGCTTCCATTCCAGTACAATTTTTTCATTATTTGTATCCCTCTTTATATCCTGAACTCTAACGGAATGTTCTAAAGTCCTGTCATTATTAGCAAATAGAACATAGTCAGCAAATACATCTTTAACAAGTTGCTTTGCCAGATTCATTTGAGAAGTTACTAACAATCCGAAGTCATCCTCAATAAATTTCAAAGGCAATCCCAGAAGCAAATCTCCGGTATGATTCAAAAAATGCTTTATGCGCTTGAAATTATCCTTAATGGTTTTCTTGAACGAACCCTTTGCAGAAATATCTTGGTCGCTATCTTCGTTTCTAAAAGCATTAATATACATCTCAACTATTCCTTGAGCTTCATCAATGCCTTTGATCTCTTTTTCTAGTGTTATTGTCTTAATCATGACTTTTAAGTTTAAGCAAAGTTAATAATATTTTTTAAATATCTAACATAATCTAAATATCCTTGGAAGAGTAACTAATACAGCAAGTGCAATTAATTGTCTGAGCAGCACTTCCCGCCGGATCACCTGGAAAATCAAGGCTTTCACCGCCAATATCAAACAAATCATCAATATCAACCATCTGATCGGTCATGTGTTCGGGTCGGCTTGTTGCGGAATATGAACTAACCCAGTGTTTATTTTGTGCCACTCCGGTACTTCGCACACCCTTAATACTACCATAATTCGCCGCCCTGCCGACTTCTGTTCTTACAATCCTCTCGGTTCGGTAATATCTCGCACTGTGCCAGGCTGACTTGATTTGATCTCTCAGCATTGTTTGAGCTGCACCGGTTCCAATTCCCTGCTCAATTATTTTCGGAACCAAATCTTTTAGTAAATTTTGCAATAATACCTTACTTGTATTTCCTATTGCTGTGATTGTCAGTCCAACTTCTGTAGCTAGGTAGTTATCAATGTCGGCTAAAATAAGATCCTGAATTATTTGATCTTCATTCTTTAATAAGGCAATACCGTTATTTGATTTTACTAGTTTCCTGTCAGTCATGGCGCTCTCAACTGCCACAACCCTGTATAATCTTTGATATGCCTTTAATATTTGGCTGTTATCCAAGTCAGGAACCTCAATAAGGTTAATATCCGGGGTGGTTTTAATCAAATCATAAAGCGGTTTGATCTGCTTTTCCAAGGCATTAAGAAATAAGGGTCTCATCTTCGCCCTGTAAGCTGCCCGCCTTCTATTGATTGTCGTCCACTTTCTCGGTTTCATTTTTTTGCCTTT